ATATGTAACTATGTTACATACGCCACCATCGCCACAGAAGCCAAATAAGCCACCTACAGGGCGTTAAAAAAGACCCTGTGGGGCAACAACACCTAACAGGGTCTTACAAGGGCACAGGGCTTATTCTATAAGGTGAAGCCGTTGCGCAAAATGTTTATAATAGTGTTAACATCGTCCATCAACATATTTGAAGTATTTACAAATTTGACGTTCACCAACTTTGTAAAACCTTCAACGTCTTTGACCTTAGTCAGACGTGAAGAAGCGGTTTCAACGCCTGTGCTTGTTATGGTCTTCTTTTGCAGAACGATGTAAGGTGTCAAGCCCATAAGGTAAGTTGAATCGAACTTTGAACCGCCAAGCACTCTTACTTCTTGTTTCTGAGTTCTGAAAAGAACATCGCTGCACGGTTCAACTTCTTTCGTCCATACGATTCTGTCTTCACAGGTCAACACATAGACACCACCGCCACCAAGTAAGTTGACCCTCATTTCAAGTGCAACGGTGTGCCCTATAAGGTCAACAGGCAACGTTTCAAGACCGATGAAAGGTACAAACATATTCAAGTCTGTATCATAGTCAGCCGTGCTTTGTGTGACGTTTGGAATGTCAACAGAACCGAATGAAATCACCTTTGTATCTGAAGCCAAGTTGAACACGTTTGTATCTACTTGGAAATTACCGCACATCAGTTTTGACGTAGAACCTTTTTCAACAGGGAAGAAGAATCTTTTGACCCTGTTCACATAGTCGCCAAGGTCGTATGAAATCGGGTCTTCTTTCGTACTTGCCGAATCACCTGTGTATGGTACAAAACGAGCGGTGGCAAAGTCTTCAAGATTCTGTTCATTCAACACATAAGCGTTGATAAAACCGTACTTCTTTGTCGGTGTTGACGTTGGAGTGGCTTCACCCTCAACTACTATATACCAATCGTTTTCGATTGCTATCTGTGGGGTAAATGTACCCGTAGCGGTCAACATATCTTCACTTACCGTCATATATACATCACGACCACCTGTTAAACTGTTGTAGCCTGTTATTTTGCACTTCTTAGCGTCATAGAATTTGTTTCCCTCATCAGCATTCAAAGTGAACGTGATAGGCTCACCAACGAAACAATATTCGGGCTTGTTAACAGGCGTACACCCCGACAAATAGTAGTCAATACGCAAAGCCTTTTTTGTTTTGCCTGTTACAACCACATCGTGTTTGAAGTCAACGTCAGCCAACACCACAGAAGCGTTTGAAATAACGTTATCTTCATCTACAATCGGTTTCACAACAACTTTTACAGGTACATCCACGGTCTTTTTGTTTCCGTCTGTTCCAACGTAGGCACAGGACACGTTCAACATCACCTTTTTAGAAGACAGGGCAACAGTTACAGAAGAACCGTCCACGGTGTGTGAAATTAAACTATCGGATACTTTATTAATAACGGTCACGTCTGTTGGTTTAACTTCTTTAGTCTTACCGTCCAAGGTAGCATAACCACCGTAAGAAGCGGTTGCAAGGGTGAATGTTGCAACGTTACCCGAAACGTTCATATTTTCCGTTGTTGATTCTGAAAATGGGTCTTCGGGGTCTGCACCGTAAGTTACAGTCGGCACACCGTCAAAGGTGAATCCGTTTTCACAGGTCAACGTTATAACGGTGTTGTTTCCCTGTACTTCTGTCTTATAGGTCGTGTGCTCAACGTTGTTGGTTACTTTGACAGGCGAAACAGGTTCAACAGGTGAACCGCCATTTGCATAAAGGGTTAATTTTGCATCATCTGTGAAAATTGATGTAGGCATGAATCGCCAACAGATGAACGCACCATCACTTGTGATTCCTGTCATACCGCCATCACGTACTGTTTGGTCTTCATTAGCGGGCACCTTTTTAGCCTTAACGTCAAAGGTCTTTGTCGTACCGCCATAAGTCAGTGAAAACGTACCTGTTTTTACATCGTCTTCAAAAAAGCAACCGTTAACGGCTTCTGCTTTAATAGCGACCCACCCCGAACCATCGTTTGTGTATGTCGTAGGGTTATTTTCAACGCCTGTGCACCTGTCAAAATTATATATGATATTGTAAGTACTTGCCATTATCTATTACCTTTAATCGTTATCATAACTATCGAACCATCGTCCGTTAATTCATTCAAAGGAAACGGAATCTTTTCTTTCTGTGTTCTTACATCACAGACAGGCTTGTAATCACCATCGTACTTATGTGGCGAATCGGTGGCGTAAATCTCGCCTGTTGCTTCAAGAATCTGTTCTTTGAACGTAGTCAGAGAATCACAGGACAAAGACAAATAAGCCTTGTCACCGTCATATCTTACGGAATCAATAAAGTAATAACGCCCTATTGGTTCAACGTAACACATCGTAAAGCCGTTGACCTTACCACGAACGCAAATCACAGGCGTTAAGTAGTCCATTTCTGAAATTTTTCCTGTGATAGTAACAGGGTCGCCAAGAACCTTGTTTATCTTATTGCGTTGACCATTGTATTTATAAAACAGTACGTTCATAGTTCTGCACTTTTATAGTTACCGAACCGTGCAAATTTACGATTCCTTGAATAATGGCGTTTACGTTCTGAAACGTCTGCTTTGAATTTGAAACACAACCTTTTGAAAGATTCCGTCCCACCAAGATGCAGCCCTGCGTGTCCTTTGGGTAATTACCTGAATGAATCATAATCCCGACACGTCCGTTAACTTGCAACAGGAACGGCATTTTTCTTCCGAACTTGTTTGAATACTGATACCCGATTCTGTACGTACCCGAATCAATACAAGGGTGGTTCACGTTCTTGGGTGGTTCAAGAGTATCACACAGGTAAGTATCGCCATCATATAACTTACCAATAGTGTATTTGTCATTTTGAAAGATTCTTTCCAATACTAACATAACTAATTAATTTTAAAGTAAAAACGGTGGCACACCGTAAGAATGCGCCACCGTCAAATTAGGCAACAAAGAACACAACAAAGTTTTCGTTGGTGTCGTTGAAGTAACCGGCATCGAACTTATAATAGTTATTGAAGAACTCAGCCTTTGCGTTGTAGTTGGTAGTTACACGCTTGTCAAGATTGCAAACACCGAGTGCGTCACGGTCGAACATCACACCAAGCACACCACCGATGTTGATGTCGTGGTTTCCGCTTGTCTTGATGTTGATAGCAGAAGTATGAGCAAAGCCATAGTCCTTGCCTGTACCTTGCCAAGAAGCAACGGTTTCAGCGTTTGGCAACAGAACCTGTTCTTTGTTGTAGGTGTCAGCGTACAAATACGCCTGTGCGCCCTTTGCAAAGTCAGACAACAAGACGGTGTGAAGCGAATCCTTTGGGGTGAAACGTTCCTTACCACCAACGTTGAAGAGTGTAGAGATAGACTGCAAACGGTCTGCATACAAGCCCATCTGATAAGAAGCATAGCGAATGAAATCGCCATCGGTCAAACACTTGTCAGCGGTCAAAGTTGTGCCCTTTGCCTTGTTGTAGAGATACAACAGGTTCACACATCTTACAGTTGAAGTTGAACCGTAATTCACGGCTTTGCCTGCGCCTGTGAATGCTGCTGCATCTGCAAACAGGGTTTCACCCACCATATTGTTGATAGTACGCATAATAAGCGCATCTGTCTTGATAGTCATAGACTTCTCAACTGCTGAGTAAATCATAGACAAGAAGCCGTTCAACTGTGCTGCACTGCTGAAAGATTCCTTGACCTGTCGTTCTGTGATAGAAACAGGAACTTCAAAAGTTACCTTTGAGTTGAAGAACTTAGCAGACACAACTGGCTTGTGAAAAATGTCCTGTTTGTACTCTTGACCGTCTGTGAGATTCCATGTGTCGTTCTCTGTAGCCTGTGGAACGTCAGCGGAAATCTTTTCAAGTACTGAACCAAATTCCCAAGTGTCCATCAGTACAGACGGAATCTTGCCAGCATAAGGGCGGTTAACGAAAATAACCTTACCGATGTGGTTTACAAGTGACTTCACGTAGTTGTCAACTGCACCTTGATTGAATACTTCTGTACCAAGGTCAACAACGCCTGTAAGGTCTTCTGCTACGATGTCAGTCTTACCGAGAACTTCACCGCTTACTGAATTAATCAGTTCATAAATCTGTTTTACTTCCATTTTAAAATAATTAATTATTTGTAAATACTTAATGTTAAATAACTTACTAAAGTGTTGATGATGTCTTCACGAACATTCATCAATCGGGCACGATATTCGTCTAACATAGCCTGTGTTACGTTACCGTTGAAGCCTGTACGTTCAACTGTGCCTTTTTCCGTTTCCGTGCGGTTCTTGTCGTTTGACTTGTCTTCTTTGGAATCGTCCTTGAAGTCATCATCGTTGAACGCCTTATCACTCTTTGTGATTCCGTCCGTGTTTGATTCCTGTACGGTAACGGTCTTGTCGGTCGATGTACTTTGAAGCACAGGTTTCAGAAAATCGTACTTCTTTGTGAAGACTTCAAACTGATTCTTGAACGTATCTACACACATATCAAGAACCGCGCCTGTGAAGTCTTTGCAGTTGGCTTCTGTGAATGAATCAAGAACCGTTCTGTTTCCGAACTTCACCAAAGCAAAGGTATCGGGCTTTGTTTCACCGAATATCTCAGCATAAATTTCTGGGTAACGTTCTTTAAAGATTACACTAAAAAGTTGGTTTTCCCCGATGAATAATTCTTTGAATAACATACGCTATAATGAATTAAGTTTCTTCTGTTTCTTCTGTTTCGGTCGTTTCTTTGGTTTCTTCTGTTTCTTCTGTTTCGGTCGTTTCTTTGGTTTCTTCTGTTTCTTCTGTTTCCTCAGTTTCAACCTTTTTGATGTCCTTAGACAACGCCAAGAAGTTTTCGTGTTCCAACTTCCAAGAAGAATTTAAATCCACGGTGATGTCAGTTCCAAACATTTCATTTACCTGTTTTATTGCGTCACGTCTGCTATTCAGCATATTTTCCACATAAGGCAAAAGAACGTCCACGTTCATTGAAACTTCACCAAGGTTCAAACGTTCACGCTTCATATTGTAGTTGGCGTTCAAGCCAAGTTCGTTGAGCATTGAAGCCCTATAATACTGTACGAGTTCAACCAACTGTGTTATGTATTGACTGTTTGAAACGTTGGCGGTCTGCATTGATACGCCCTTGAAGAAACTGTTTTCACCGATTACTGAAAAGTCACCGTTCAGAATCTTTTTCAAGAACTCGTCTGCACTCTGTTTGGTCTTGTCATCAGAAGCACTTATCAGCATAGTGATACGTGTCAGAATTGAAGCCGTATTCAACGAAATAAGACCGTCCGTGTATAGAACAGCAAATTTGCCGATGATAGGCAACAGGCTTTGACCGTTGGTGTCGTTCTTGATAAGTACGCAATCAGAACCGATTCTGTACGTCTTGTTCAACTTTAACCAAGGGTTTGCCACGATGTAGTCCAAAGGGCGACCGTATGCGTCACAATCGCCACCTGTAGAACCGCCAATGGCGTACAGGTCTTCACCGACCTTTGCGACTGCACAGTTTCCGCTTTCCTGTAACAGGCGTTCAAGTTCCACCTGTGGGATAGTGTCGGGAAGACCATCGTACTTGAACATCGACTGAGTAATAGCCAAAGTATGTTCAATAAAAGACGTTACTGCAACGTCCTTGGTCTTCACCTGTGCTTGATAGTGCGTATATATATTATCTAATTTCTTCATTTTACTAAAGCTTTAATTAATGTGCAAAGTTCCGTCAAAACTTTCGTGTTTGCTTCAACAGTAGCACTTAACTTGTCGGTTTCGTCTTTGTGCTTGTCTTCCTGTTTCATCATAAAATAAAACAGGGCGACACATACCGCAATCGGAAAACCAACGTTACTTATTAATGATGTAACTTCGTCCATACTCATAATTTCTCATTATTTTAAATCTTTTGCAAAGATACGAATAAAAATTCGTATCTAAGCAAGATTTACATTATTTAACGCTCAAAATATTATTTTTTGCGCTTGTCATAATATAATTACGTACAATTTCCCCAATTTCGTTGTTCTGATAGAAAACCTTATCTGTTGCAAAGAATCGGGCGACCTTGGCTTCAAGTTCCGTTGCACTGCTTATCAATTTTCTTTTGTAGTTCGGTTTTCCGTTCATCGTAAGCGAATAAATCAAACTGTTGTCCGTGTCCTTGATAGGCGTTGTTTTGGCGTGAATGTATGTGAAACACTCATCATCTACCTGTATGATGTTTGCCTGTAACACAGTACCGTTGAACTCTATGAAGTAAGTGAAAAGCACGTCCTTTGGCTTGTACTTCTTTGGTAGATGTGGATAAACTGCAAGTTCCCATTTACCGCCCGTAATCATCTGCAAAGACTCATTTCCAAAGCAGAAGTACTTGTTTGACGGCTTTTCCTTTTCCAAGGTGTCGCAATATTCCACCGCCACCGTTGCACCGTCTTCACCGAATCGGTACAGGTCGATATTTCCCTGTGGCATCGACTGTATGTTATTCAGACCCATTTCACCAAAGTACGGACAGAACTTGTTTACCGTGTTACCAAGCATAAATACACGGACGTTGGAACGGTTTCTGATAATCGTGCTCAGTACGTTCATAAATAACATAAATTCATCGGGCAAATAATAACGCCTTGTTATGAACTCATCAAATACGACCGTGGTTATCATCGGGTAACTTGTTGACTTGTCGTGTTCCTGTTCTGATAGACAGAAGCCATAACAGAACGGCTTATCATCGGGAAAGCGTTTGCCCTTGTTGCTATCGTAGTAAGACAAGAACCATTTACCCGATAAATAAAATACTTCATTGTACTTACCGTTCGTAACCTCTGACACAAAGCCGTTGGCAACGTGACCAGCAAACAGGGATTCAGCACGTTTTCCCCTCAAGTCTTCACGCCAACGTCTTACGTATGCGCTTTGTTCACCTGTTTCAACGTAGTTGATAATCATATACGCTAAGCAAGCATAAGTTTTACCGTTGGAACGTTCACCGAAAATGATGTTGTAGTCAGCATTCTTTTCAAGAATAGCTGATAAACTGTAATACTGTGATTTTTTACTTTTTTTTCCAAACATATCTTTTAATCTTTAAATTTGATTCCCATTAAAAAGTTTAAATACATAACAGACAACGAAAGTGAATATCCTGTGGCTTCAAGATGTACGCCCGAAAGTTCGTGAAATTCACCCTGTTCGCCTGTGTAGTCAGTTAACACGCCCTGTTGCTCATAGTCAATATATGTGTGTATGTTCTTGCCTGTAGCCTGTGGCGGTATCGCCAAATAGTTGGTGAATGCTTCAAAGATTCCGTCCTGTCCGTAGGTTTCAAGTAACCACGGAATAGCACTTTTCTTATTTACACCGCTTACTGTCAGAGATACAGGGTAACTTTTACCGCCAACGGTCAAAGCGTCTTCTTCTTCCACCATATAACGTTTTGCGCCAAGGGTCTTGAACCGACTGTAAACACCCTCAAAGTCCCACACACCCATCAACTTGTTAACTCCCTTTATGGTCTTTGGTTCAAACAGTTCAAAGTCTATCTTATGATATTTTGCAGCCTGTCTTAACTTATATTCTACCATCGTGTTATATTCTTTGAAGTACTGTGCGTGTGCTTCACCGTTATGCAATTTGACTGAATCAGTGTCCGAGTATATGTAATCGTCACCACATTCGTAAATGCCTGTAAACAGGTTTCTTCTTGCATAAGCCGTTACAAACACACCCCAAGGGTAAAACAGGAATCGGTTGCGACTGTCGTTATACTTCACCAAGGTTTCATTTATCTTATCCGGTGTAAGGTGTGAAACGTCCCATTCACCGTTATAAGTAAATTCGTCTCGTAGTGGATTCGTCACACACATACCGTAACAACTGTTTAGCATTTCCTTAGAATTTAAATATTCCACTTCTTTTCCTTTTACGCCCTTTAAAGTTGTCTTGTTGGCATACAGGTGAAGAATTGATTTAACGAACTCTGTGGGCAAATACGCCTTTTTATAACACCACATATCCACCACCTTTTCGTCTTCCCAAGTGTAGAACATTTTAAACACGTTGTAGTCAACATTCGTGATGGTAGTCACCACTTTATCAGCCGAAAATACACGACCGTTGTTTTCCACCACGTTTTCTTTGTAGAAGCATTTGGAAACAGACAATGGCGTGTCCTGTACCTGTGAACTCATTATCTTTGTAAATTCGATGTCAAAGATACAACAATAAGCAGACAGGAAAAATTCAAATTGCTTCTTACTTTTTACCTGTACGTGTACGCCCGAACTCATCGGGAACTGTTCTGCTACCATCACATAAGGATAACTGCTTGTAAAATCGTAACTACTAACATTCGTCATTATATCGTCTGTGTGGTTCGCATTTGCGTGCGTAAAGCCACCACTAAAAGCCCTTTGCAACGTGTTGAACTCGTCAACACCGCTTATGTTTAGGTCGTGAATCGTGTTTGTGTAAGACCAATTTTGCACGGTCTTCCCGAACTCGTCTTCACAGTACAGACAATGTTTGCGACAATACTTTCTTACAAAGCCTGTTTTGGTAATCGGCAAATGTGTGATTCCCTTGTAACGTTCTATCATTTCCTGTATGTAGCACATCACCACTTTCACGTCATTAAGACAATAGCCCATTTCTTTTTCTGTTAAAGGTGTCTTACTGTGACGTAACAGGGAATAATCAAGGTCGCCCACCATCTTTTCACATTTGTACTTCATAAGTTGACCGCCCAACTTTGCCAAGGAATAGCCCGACAAAAGATAGCTGCAACGGAATTCGATACCCGATTCTGTGATGGCGTAAATCGGTTTTCTTAGGTCTATTGAAAAGACTTTGTTCCACGTGAAACGGTGTCTGATAAATTGGAACTCATACGCCAAGTTGTGAACGTACACTATCAAACGCCTGTTTTCTGATAGCTGCAAGTAGTCAGAAATCGTTTCCATCATTTCTGTAAACTCTTCCCAAGTACGCCCGACTATACAGTAGCCGTTTATTCCAAATTGCCAAACATACATACATGAACACTTTTCCAACTTCACGCCTAATTTGGTGTACTGCTCATAGGACAAATATTCGTCACCGTTCTTGTAGAAAGAAGTGGTTTCAATATCGAAGCAGACAGGAATGTCAAAGAACTTTTGTTTTTTGTTGTTTCCACGCAAACACGATTCATCAACCGCCAAGTTAAGGACGGTTATTATATCTTTTGGTGAATAGACTTCACCGTGCAAACAAAAATTCTTTTTCTTTTTCATTATAGACCAAATTTCTTTAAAGTGCTCATTATTCCGCTTTTAATACTGTTGGCATAGTCCAACACATTTTGAGCGTCTTTTTCCAAATCCTGTTCGATAGCCTGTTCCAACCTTGCGGCGTCTGTTTCGATTTGGTCGGAAACGTCTGCCGCTTCTGTTTCAAGTTCGCCTGTGAAATCCTTGTATCTCATCAAGTACTGTTCCACAAAGTTTTCATCAGACACAGACAAGAACTTCTCCTGTATCTTGTCAGCCATCAAATTAAACTCGTCTTCTGTAAGGTCGTATGCGTCCATCAGATGTTTGTTGTACTCTCGTACACCTGTGGCGGTTGATGTCGGTTGTCGTAAGAACCCCACCGCCTTTGCATACTCGGCTTTTAGATCTTCCCAGTCGTGCTTCATTGAAAACTTGGTGAAGCCCTTAATATCGCCTTTGTTTAACGCCATAACTGCGGGCGATACAAGCCCCTTTGATTCGATGTTCTGAATACGTCTGTTAGCCTGTTGAAAGATTCTTCTTATCTCGGCTCTGTATTCGGGCGAACTCATCTTTGCTTCGATGATTCTTTGCTTAATTACGGCTTTGTTGAACGAGAACGTTCTACCACTAAAGCCAATAGTATTCATACCCATAACTACTTAAAATTAAAGGGCACACCTAAAAAGAATAAGTGCGCCCTATGTGTGAAACTTCAATACTACTTAATATCAACAAAGTTGATACCGTAACAGGTCTTAGCGTGTGACTCGTAAGTGTAGATGGTGTAACCTACCTTACCTTCCTTAATTGCCTGTACTGCTTCGGTGTTGGCGAGAATCTCACGGAATGTTTCGCCCAAGTGCTTTGGCATATTTACCAACTTCTTAGCCTTTACGTCAATAACGACGGGTGAATCACCCAAAGCAGAACCATGAACGTACAGACCATTGATAGGGTGAATCTCATCGGGTGAAGAACCCTTTGCCACGTCTGCTAACTTGATGTACTCATAATCCTTGGTGTCAATACCAAAAGAAGTCTTGTTGAATGTGTTACTAAAACTAAACATAATTGATAAAATTTAAATGTTAACTTATTATAAACTGTTACTCACTTACCTTTTCAGATTCGATTCGTCCTATCAACCATTTACGGAATCTGTTCACCTTGATAACGGCTTTGTCGTCGTTGCACATCTCTTTGGTCTGTAGAAGACCATTAAGGGAGGTCAAAGCGTTAAACAGGTTTTCTTGATAATCGTTTCTTTCTTCCATCACTTTTGAAACTTAATGTAGCCACCGTGATTTACTACGGTGGTGTCCGTTGTTACTATTACTGTGCGCCCTTTTGCTTCCACGTTCTGTGAAGTGGTGCAAGAACCAAAGACGCTAATTACTACAAAGCAGATAACCGTCCAAAGGATAACTGCACAGGTGGATTCTATCACCTCAATCTTTTCTTTCTTATTCATCGTACTTACTTTTATGTTTGATAAACTCAGCCATCAGTCTGTTTTCTGATAAGAAATCAAGAACCTGTGTAAACTCGTTTTGTAGCTTGTTCACTAACAGACCATCTTTCTTATCTTGCATCAGAACATCTTGAACCACGGTTCTTGCATCTAAAACCGTATCATTTACGGCATTTAACAGGTTCTTTTGTTCTGAGTTCAAACTCTGTGCGATATAGTCCATATCGTCACAGGCTTTGTCCAATACTTGAAGCAACATCAACAGTGCTTCTTCTTTCTTCTTTGTGTCCATACGCCTTTATTTTGTGCCTGTGACTTTTACACCACAGGCGGTTAAACTTATTTGATACGCTCACTAATCGGTGTCAACTGCAAGAAAGAACTTGCGTCTTTTCCCAACTTGTTGCAAATTCTAAAGTAATTTTATATGTGCCATAATTTCTAATTTTAATTAATAACTCATTTTCTTAATCCGGTGCAAAGATACGGCAATTTTTTGAACCCACCAAATTATTTTTGTTAAAAAGTCTTAATTGGCGATTTTTTCTTTTTTCTCTGTTTTTGCGCTTTTCGGCTTCACCTTATAGAATAAGCCCTGTGCCCTTGTAAGACCCTGTTAGGTGTTGTTGCCCCACAGGGTCTTTTTTAACGCCCTGTAGGTGGCTTATTTGGCTTCTGTGGCGATGGTGGCGTATGTAACATAGTTACATAT